AAATAATGCCAGATAAATTCACAAGGGAAGCAGAGAAGTTGTTGCCGAAGAAATTATATGACCCCAGAAAAACGTGCCAACCAGACTATCCAGATGAATATAAACAAGGGAAAGTAAGAGGCTTCAACCAAGCCATAGACATCTGCACACCCTTAGTAGCCGATTTATTAAAGCAGATAGATGGGTTAAAAAATAGAGGAGAAAAATGATAACTTTATGTATTGTTTGGTTTTGTATAGGTTTAATTGTAGGAATGATTTATCAAAAAATAATGAAGCCAATAAAATGAAATAGAGGAGAAGGAGCAAAATGAATAAAGATGAGATAAAATTAAAACCCTGTCCGTTTTGTGGCACACTACCAGAAACTTGGTGGAGCATTACACAACCCCACAAAGAAGGATTTAATATAACATGCCCACAATGTAAAATTCCTACAGTAAATCAAATATTTAAGAAGGAGTCTATAGAGATTTGGAATGATAGACCATATATCTCCCAAAACGATATCCCTAAAGAGAGGGTGTTGACGAGGGATGAGATAGCAGATATTATATTTAGAGATGACACGATGCTCGATGACCCAAGTTATAATATTCCAAGAAGAACAATTGAAGCCTGTAAAAAGCTTGCAGATGCCCTCATCAAAGCAGGAAGCATTAAGGTGGGGGTTGAGGAAATAAAAGACACAATAGTTAATAATAAAATTACACCTGAGTTAGTAGAAAAGCATTTTCCAAAGGGTCAATGTAATGAAAGGGGCAACGCTATTGTATTACACGCAGAGATGTTAATTGAACTTGCTCGGGTTACAGCCGATTATTTAAAAGAAAAGGAGTAGAGGGATGAATAAACAATTATTTATTTGTGATAAGTGTAAGGCGGAGTCAGAAGATACAAAATTTTTAGCTACAATAGCAGTAGGTATAAAATATTTTGGCACTTGTGATTATAATTTTAAAGCATATCGTGGGGCTGATTTATGTCCTAAATGTTGTGAACATTATGGATTGATAAGAAAAGTAATAAAAGATGAAAAAATAAAGAATGAACCAACTGATATTAAAGAAAAGGCTATGGATTTAATAGTAGATATTTTAAATGAACTTGGAGTTCCACATTCACAATATTAAAAAAGAGAGGAGAAATAATGCCAGATAAATTCACAAGGGAAGGAAGTAGGGCGGGGATAGTGAAGCATATAGTTAGTTTTTCTGGTGGTAAGGATTCAACAGCTATGCTTTTAATGATGTTAGAAAAGGGAATGCAAGTTGATGATATTGTATTTTGTGATACTGGTATGGAGTTTCCTGCTATGTATGAACATATAAAGCAAGTTGAGGATTATACCAAGAGGAACATAACCACATTAAAGGCAAACCATAGCTTCAAATATTATCTTGGACACCACAAGAAAAAGAATGGTGGCATTGGGTATGGCTTTCCTGACTTTAGGAATAGGTGGTGTACCACACTTTTAAAAAGAGATTTATTTAAAAAACATTATAAAAACATTATAGACTATCAGGGAATTGCTATTGATGAAAAACATAGAAGTCTAAAAAATCAGAAAGGAAGGACTATAAAATACCCACTTATTGAATGGAACGTTACAGAAGCCCAAGCACTTCAATATTGTTATGATAAAGGTTTTACTTGGAATGGTTTGTATAAGAAGTTCAATAGAGTATCTTGTTGGTGCTGCCCTCTATCACGAATAGGAGAATTGAGAATTTTGCATAATGAATTTCCTGAACTATGGATAGAACTTAAAGAATTAGATAAATTAAGCTATAGACAATTTAGAAGTGATTACAGCGTTAATGAATTAGAAGATAAATTTTTAAAGGAGAAATAATGCCAGATAAATACACAAAGGAAGCAGGGAAGATATTAGATTTTAATAAGTTACGTTTTAATAATAAACACCATTTAGGTTTAGGTGATATAAGAATAACGATAGGGCAACAAGAAGAAATAGAAAAAGTCGTAGCCGATTTATTAAGGCAGATAGATGAGTTTAAAGCAGGAAGCATAGAGAAGGTGGGGGTTGAGGATAAAAGAACTTTAATAAAAATAAGAACATCAGACAACGCACATAGCTTTATAAATTGGTCATATGATTGGAGAGAAATACCTAAACTATGTAAAAAGGCAAAAGAAGAATTGTATAATCAGCTTTTAATTTTAGCCGATAAAGTCAAGAAGGAAAAGAAAGAAAAGGAGTAGAGGAATGAGTGATAAAGATACAGCAATGCAAGTGAGATGTATATATTGCCATAAAGAACAATATGCTCCGGCAGTTTATGAAATTTCACAAGGCAAGCACCCTTGTGTTTGGTGTGGGGCTACACCTCCAAAGATGACAGTAGCAGAATATGGAGATAAATATAATTGTGGAGAGGAGTAAGTATGTTAATACTTAAAATAATAGCTACATTATGTGAAATGTTTTTACTAATAGTGATTTATAAAACTATGTATGACTGCAATTGGATAGGTTGGAAGGATATTTTAATTTATGGTTTTATATTTTTAACTATACTTATATCTATTTGGATATAATAGAGAGAGACGAAAAATGAGAAAATTAAAAAGAATAATTGAAGAACATTATTTTAAAAACGACCAAATGCTTTCAGTTGTTAATTGCTATATGTCCTTACATGACCTTGCTTCTATATATTTAAGTGATAAAGACGAAGGGATGGGAAAGTATTTATTTTCAATATATAATTTACAATCAAGTTTTGGTGTTGATTTAATGCCTTCTCACTTTAAAGAAACTAGAGAAATACCCATGAATGAAGTAGTGGAATATTCTAACCAACCTTTATATATGAATCAATTATTTACTTTAAAGAAATTTGAAAAGATAACTGAAGAAGATATACTAAATTGCACTAAATATTTTGTAAATGAAGTATTAGATATATTTTTGATATTTAATATAAAATTTATAAATGAAATAGAAGAAAAAATATAATGAAAGAAAAAGAATTAGCAAATCAAAATCAAATAATAAAAATAAGAACTGGCTCTCATTTATATGGAACTCATACTAAAAATTCAGATGAAGATTTTATGGGAATATTCATACCTACTAAAGATTATGTATTAGGAATAAACAAATGTGAACAAGTAATATTGTCAACTAAAACGCCACAGACAGTAAAGAATTTAAAGGGAGATATAGACTATACTATTTATTCTTTAATTAAGTTTATACATTTAGCTATACAGAATAATCCTAATATAGTAGAACTGTTTTTTGTTAATGATAAGTGTTTATTAGAATGTGATAAATTTGGACAAGAATTATTAGATAATTATCATTTGTTTATATCTAAAAAATCATATCATACATTTAAAGGTTATGCTTATGCACAAAGAAAGAAATTGGAAATAAAGAAAGAGAATATGACAGGTAGAAAAGAATTAGCTTTAAAGTTTGGATACGATACTAAATTTGCTTCACATCTAATAAGATTGCTTTTGGAAGGATTAGATATGCTAGTTGAAGGTAAACTACAATTTCCTTTACCACAGAATAATTTGGTTAGAGATATAAAAATAGGAAAATATAGTTTAGATTGGGTATTAAATAAAACCAATGAACTTGAAAAACTAATAGATATGGCTTATGTTAAATCAGACCTTCAAAAAACAGCTAACACTAAAGAGATAAATAAACTACAAATAAGGTTATTGGAGGAATATTGGAATGTTAAATAAAGTAAAAGAAATAAGACAATTAAAAGGTAAATTAAAAATAGTTGATATTGCTCAAAAATATGGGGTATGTTTTCAAAATATTAGCAATATTATAAATCATAAAATATGGGTAGATGTTAAATGACAAAATTACAATATATATATAATAAAGTTAAAAAAATCATATATCCTGTTTATGCTGTAGGGGGTTGCGTTAGAGATGAATTAATAGGAGTAGAACCAAAAGATTATGATTTTGCTTGTCCCTTTTCTCCTGACGAGATTGAAAAGGCAATCAAAAACGAGGGTAGGAGGGCATATTTAATTGGCAAAAAATTTGGTACTTTGGGTGTTAAAATTGAAGGGAATTATATAGAATTAACAGCATTTAGAACTGAAGAATATAAAAGGAATTGTAGAAAACCAAATGTAGAATTTGTAAAAGACCTACATTCTGATTTAAGTAGAAGGGACTTTACTATTAATGCAATAGCCAAAATAGGAAATAAATATATAGACCCCTTTAATGGAAGAGAAGATTTGGAAACAAGAACATTAAAATGTGTAGGTAATACAAAATTAAGATTCAAGGAAGACCCATTGAGAATGTTAAGAGCCGCTAGATTTATTTCTCAATTAAAACTAATAAATGTAGATGAAGCAATATGGAAAAAAACATTAGAACTTAATTATAGAATATTAACAGTAAGTAAAGAAAGATGGATGATAGAGCTAGATAAGTTATTGTTGTCAGATAATATTAATTTAGGATTAGATTTTTTAATGATAACCAGATTATTTAACTTTATGATTCCTGAACTAGCATTACAATTAGATTATAATCAAAATAGTAAATACCATGACTATGATTTATGGACACATACAAAACAGGTTGTTTATTCTACTCCTAAAGACTTAAATTTAAGGTGGTCTGCTTTATTACATGATATAGCAAAGCCGTTTGTAAGAACAAATAAGGTTGATAGGAGTAACTATATACACCATGCTAGACTAGGTTCAGAGATAGTAGAGAAAATAGCAAATTATTTAAAATGGAGTAATGATAGGAGAAAAGTAGTAAAAGATTTAGTATTAAATCATTTAAATGAAGATAGTATACTTAAACCATATGATGATAAGTTTAAAAAGAAAACAAAATAATGATTGACAAACTATTTATATTATGATATAATGGTTTGTAAGTTAAATGATATTTATAAATAAATTGAACTGTAGTGGCGGAACTAGACGCACAAGACGGTAACCAAACCTCGAATTAGTCTTATGAGCTGAAGTTCTCGGGATATAATACTCATTTGAAGCTAATTATGCAGGTATCGAATCCTGCTTACAGTTCATCTAATTAAAGGAGAATAATATTGAAAGATTTTAATAATATTTTCAGACCAATAAAATGGAATGAAATTAAAGGTCAAGAACATGTTGTGAAGATATTGAAATCACAAGCAATAAATAAAAAAGGATTAGCTAATTCATATTTGTTTTCAGGTAAAAGTGGCATAGGTAAAACTACTTTAGCTAGATTGTTTTTTATGAGTTTAAATTGTCAAGATTTATCAAAAGAAGGGAATCCATGTCTAAAATGTCCTTCATGTCTAAATTTCAAATTTGATTTACTTGAAATAAATGCTTCTGATAATAGAGGTATAGATGATATTAGGACATTAAGTAAAGAAATATACTATAAATCTCCAATATCTAAATATAAAGGTATCTTACTTGATGAATGTTTTTTAGGTTCTACTCCTGTTCTTCTTGAAGATATGACATATGAAAAAATTGGAAATATAGTAAAACATAAAAAAGAAAAAAAAGTTCTTTCTTATAATTTAAAAACAAATAAAATTGAATCCAAAAAAATTATAGGTTATTTTAGAAAAAAAGTAAATTTACAAAAAACAATTACTATTAAAACCCAACATGGTAACAAATTTACATGTACAGATAATCATAAAATACTTACAGATAAGGGATATAAAAGAGCGGACAAACTACAAAAGAAATCTATAATATATGAAATTAGGAATAAAATTCCTTCAAATATTAAACAGGTTTTATTAGGAACAATACTTGGAGATGGCTATTTAGGAAAAATGAAAAATACAGTAAGATTAAAAATGAATCATTCTTATAAACAATTAAAATATATTACATATAAAAGGGACATAATATCTAAAGTAATAGACTGTAGTAAATTATCAACCACAGACAGAATAAATAAAGATACTTTTGGAGATAAATTTACAGGTTACAATACAAAAAGCTCATGGTTTTTAACAGATATTTATCCTCTTATTTATAAAAATAAGAAAAAATATATTAATAAAAAAATATTTAATCAATTTACTTATATTAGTTTAGCTTTTTTATATATGGACGATGGAAGTATGTCTAAATCAGGAAATGCACATTTACATATTTGTGGTTTTTCTAATGAAGAAGTAAAAATGTTTTCTATGTTTCTTAACAAAAAATTTAAATTAAAAAATACAGCCTATATTACAGGTAAATATCCTTCTATTAGATTTTCAAAAGAAAGTAGTTTAAAATTATTTAAAAATATAAGTCCCTATGTTATTCCCTCCATGAGATATAAATTAGCAGGGGATTTGTTGCCTTTTGATAATGACTTTTTTAATAATTGTACTAAATCTTATGAAATAAAACCAGCCAAAATTAAAAATATTGATTACAAAAAACATAAATGGACTGTAGAAGTATTTGATATTGAGGTTGAAGATAATCATAATTTTCTAGTTGGAAATAATTATAGTTTAGGGTTAAGCAATATTGTCTCTAATTGCCATATGTTATCCAAGCCGGCTTGGAATTGTTTACTTAAACCACTAGAAGATGCATCTAATGATTTTATTTGGATTTTATGCACAACTGAATTAAACAAAGTATTAAAAACAATACAAACAAGATGTCAGACATATAAGCTTAATCCTATTAGATGGAAAGATATATTTGATAGAATAGAAGAACTAACAAAAGAATTAAAAATGGATGTAGATGAAAAAACGATATGGACAATAGCAAGGAATTCTGATACAAATTTAAGACAAGCGATACATCTGTTAGAACAATATAGTAATTCAGGAGATATAAGAGAATTTCTTTCTGATGAAGTAAATGTTGATTTCTTAGATGGAGTTGCAAGAGAAGATTTGACATTAATATGGAAATCATTTCTTGGTTGGAAACAAAATTATCCTGATATTAATACTTTTATTAATTTTTTAAAGTATGACCTTATGACTTGTCTAAAAATAAAAATGAATATGCCACTAACAAATGTAGCTCCTTATAGGGTAAAAACATACGAAAAAATAGCAGGAGATATACCTGAAGATATTTTAATCAAATATTTTGAAGAAATAATCAATATTGAGGAAAGAGTTGGGGGTGTATATGACTATAACTCTTTATTTTTCAATATGTTATGTAAAATAAGAAAAGAAAAAAAGTAATTGCCATTGGTGATTTTTATTCTATATTAATAGTATAAACGGGAGGTAATATGAATAAATTTTTTGATTTAATAAAAGACCAGTTCACATATGGAGGTAAGAAATACAGATATAATAAAACTAAAGAAACTACAGATATTTTATTTGACGAATTCGGTGCTTCTTGGTTATATGGAACAATGTCTAAATATTGTTTTAGGTATCAAAATCTAAAAAGAGAAAGAGATTTATTAAAGATAGCTTGTTATTGTTATATATTATGGTTAAAACGAGGGTTTTATTTTTCAACTGAAGGACTAGAAACAGCACAAAATACAACCGTTGATATGAAAGATGTTAATTTTGAGATGTTTAGAAAGGCATATGCTAGTTTTAGGAATAGTCGTGTTATTTATTCTTCAATAGAAGATGTATATTCCATATTAGCAACTTTATCAGATATTAATTTTAATAAATTAAAAGAATATCATATTTTCCATATGTTATTGATAACAGAACATATATGGGAAGTAGAATATGAATCGGGGGAAGAACACGATACGGATACACACAATGAGTAAATTACAACTAGCAAATATAGAAGACCTTAAAGAAATAATGTTATGTTTTAGGAAGTACAAAGATATATTTCCACATATAAGACAAGATAAAATTAAAGATAAGATATTAAAAAGTAATGCAGTATATGATGAAGGTGTTTTTATTGCTTTTACTAAATATAAAAAGAAAACAAGATTGGGAGATATTACAACTATGAGAGGAGACTATATCTTACATCAAATTTTTAATATAACTAAAGGTAATGGTAAGAGCAATAAAATATTAAATAAGTTTTTCAAGTATATACAACCCACTAATAATTTATGGTTGACTGTTAGAGCAAGCAATATTATTGCTAATAATTTTTATAAGAAAATGGGATTTACTAAAGTAAGCGATATATATTGGAAAAATAAAACTATCAAAGGTAATGTGTATAATAAAAAATTAATGAATTTAACAGGAGGACTATTTAATTAATAGTAAGAAAATATGAACAAAGAAAAAGAGCAACTTTGGTGTTATGACTGCCATGAGGAAATTTTAGATAATGAACCCTATGTAATATTTCAAGGAAAAATATATCATGAAAATCCATGTTGGACTGGTATTAAAAATACACAAATAATTGACGAGGAGTTATAATGGGTAAAAATGATGAAAGTTTAGTAAAGTCAAGAGAAATTAGAAGTCAGATATTATCTAAATACGGAGAAATACCTAAAAGTATTTATAAACCAGACTATTCTTGGGGTAAACACGTTATAGAACTTGAAGCTAAAAAACAACATAATATTGCAATACAGAAACATAAGAAATTAAGCTATGGTCATAAGGTAGAAATAGAATTACAAGACGGAACTAAAAAAGAAGTTGAAAAGAAATCACAGCAACAATGGAAAGCTTACAATGCTTCATCTAAAAGTATTAGAGGTAAAGATGGTGGGTTATCTACTTTTCCTCCTGCACTAGCCAGAAGAATAGTATTGTTTTATTCTGAAAAAGGAGATACAGTTTTAGACCCAATGTGTGTATCTGGAGATACAATAATTTCAACTCCAAATGGTGACTTCCCGATTAAAAATTTAGTCGGACAAGAACCATATGTATATTGTAGTGATGGAGTGCAATTAAGGTTACGTAAAGCAAATCAAATACGCAAAACAAGAATAAATGCAACTGTATTGGAAGTAAAGTTAGATAACGACAATAGTATATTTGTAACTCCAGACCATAAATTTATGCTTAGAAACGGCAAATATATAGAAGCTAAATTATTGAAATCAGGAGATAGTTTAATGCCCTTCTATAGAAAAATACATAAGCAATCTGGTAGATGGATAATAGGATTAAATAATGGTAAATATATGAGACAGAGTATTTTTATAATGCAAGAAATATTAGGTCGGAAATTAAAAACCAAAGAATTTATTGAATGTGTGCATCATAAAGATGAAGATATTACTAACGATAGTGTAGAAAATTTAAAAGTAAAGGATTTTGGAAAACATTCTAAAATGCATCATGAAGGTAAAATAATGTATATTCCTTCAGATGAACAGAAAAAACATTTATCTAAAATATTTACAGGATTAGAAAATCCTTTTTTTGGTAAAAAACATTCAACAGTAACAAAAAAACAGATAGGAATTGCAAGTAAAGGAAGAAATGTTGGGGGAAAACATAGTTTTGAAACAAAGAAAAAGATGAGTGAATCCTGGAAGAAACGTAAAAATAAAACATATGTAAATCAAATACAACATTTAATATCTGAAGGAAATCTTTCATATGAAAAAATAGCATTAAAAATGGGTGTTCATAAAAATACTGTTATTAATATCTCTACAAAAAGATTTAATTATAATCATACTGTTAAATCAGTAGAAGAATATCCAACTAAAATAGATACATACAATATGAATGTAGAAGAATTCCATAATTTTGTTGCTAATGGAGTTATTGTTAAAAATTGTGGACACAATTCTCGTATGCAAGTAACATATGAATTAGAGAGAGATTATATTGGGTATGATGTTAGTAAAGAGTTTATGAAATTTAATAATACTGTTAAAGATGAAATAATGGGCAAAGGAAATCAGAAATTAATATTTACACCTTCAAATACAATTACTCTTAAAGAACAATCATCTGAAAAATTAGATGAAGAAGACAATTCAATGGACATGTGTTATACATGTTATTCAGATGATACAGAAGTATTAACAGACGGGGGATTTAAGTTATTTAAAAATTTAAAAATGATTGATAAAATTGCAACTTTAGATGAAGGAGATAATTTAATTTATGTTAAATTAATTGAAATACAGAAAAATAAATATAAAGGAATAATGTATGAAGTAATAAACAAAAAAGGATTTAATTTATTAGTAACTCCCAATCATAATATGTATATTCGCAAACGTCATAAAAAAGATTATGAGCTATTAAATGTTACTAAATGTAAAAAGCAAGATAAAATTAAGATGTCTGCTAATTGGATTGGAGTAAATAAAGATTTTTTTATATTGCCGAGTATTATTACTGAAAAAAACCACATAAGAAAAGACAACCATATACTTATGGAAGACTGGATGACATTTTTAGGTTGGTATATATCTGAGGGATGGTGTTATTATAATAGAAAACAAGGGAAATTAAAAAAAGGAAGCAATTACTCTGTTAGTATTTGCCAAAGAGATATAAAGGTCTTAGAAAATATTAAAAAGACAATGAGCAAATATGGATTTAAAGGAACAATCAAAAAAGATACTCTTTCGTTTAATAGTAAACAGTTATATTTATATTTAAACCCACTTGGGAAGTCATATGAAAAATATATCCCCAAAGAATTTTTATCTTTAGATAGAAAATATTTAATTTGTTTATTTAATTCTTTAATGTTAGGAGATGGAAATGGCAAAGGAGCCAATAATACTTATTTTACTTCATCTGCTCAACTAGCAACCGACTTTATGGAATTAGTTATTAAACTAGGTAAAAAAGCTAATATGCAAAAAAGAGTAGATTGTGGAAGGAAGTTTATAAGAGGAAGAGAAATATTTAAAAAACATGACTCATATAGTATTGTTATTGGTAATGGATGTGAAAGGCAAATTACAGAAATAAATAAAGTAAAATATGATGGATTTGTTTATTGTTGTTCTATACCAAATCAAAAATTATTTGTTAGGAGAAAAGGTAAAGGTTGTTGGTGTGGCAATTCGCCACCTTATTGGGATTTAGAATACTATGGGGATGAAAAAGAACAGTTAGGATATAATCATTCATATGGAGAATTTTTAAATGGACTAGGAAGAGTAGTTAATGAATGTCATAGAGTATTAAAAAGAGATAAATATTGTATTTTTAATGTAAATGATTTTAGAAAAAACGGTATTTTATATACCTATCATTCTGATGTTATAGAATTATTTAAAAAAGCAGGATTTAATATGCACGATATAATTGTTGTGGAGTGGGCGAGTGCTATGGGAGCCTGTTTTAGTTTTAATACTAAAGTTTTAACTGAAAACGGATATAAAAATATAGGAGATATAAAAGTAGGAGAAAAAGTATTTACTGATGTCGGAAAATTACAGAAGGTTTCAAAAGTATTTAAAAGAAAAGAAAACGATATTATAGATTTAAAAGTAAAAGGATTATGTGATAATATTAAAATAACAGGAGAACATCCTGTATTATCTATAAAAAGAAAAGATTTAGTTTGCTATAAAGACAAAACCCGAAGTTGTTTTGGTTATTCTGGTAAGAGTTGTTCGGGTTGTAAGAACAAATTAAATAAAAAGATTTTAAAATGGTATAAAATAAGTGAATTAAAAGAGGGGGATTTTATATCAACACAAAGCAGTACTATTGAAAAAAACAATATATTTTTAAATGTTTTCAATTATATAAAAACAGAAAAATATATTTTAAAGAACAATAAAATATGTTTTAAATTAAACAAAAAAAATCTAAAATATATACCAAATAAAATAAAAATAGATGAAAAATTTGCTCGTTTGATTGGTTATTATTTGAGTGAAGGATGTTCTAATAGTAAAGGTCTTAGATTTACTTTTCATGAGAAAGAAATTAATTATATTACAGACGTTTGTAATTTAGTAAAAGAACTATTTGGATTAGAAAGTATAATTAAAAATTCTAAAATAGGTAAATGGAGTACAATATATATTTATAGTAGTATTTTAGCAGAATTCTTTGATTGTTATTTAGGCAAAGGATTTGATAAAAAAAGTATACCTAAACATATTTTTATTTCTAATAAAAACATAAAAGAAAATTTACTTATAGGTCTGTTTCGTGGGGATGGATGTTTAACTGGTAACGATATTTCATTTGGTGTTTCTAATGAAATATTAATAAAAGAAACTCAATCATTGTTAGGAAGCATAGGTTATAGTTTTTATTTACGAGAATATTATCCCAAATTAAGTAAAAATAAAACATATCAAATAAGATTAGCGGAAAATAAATGTATAGATTTTGTTGAAAAAACATTTAATAAAAAAATAACCCAAAATACAACTAAACGATATGATTTTAAAATAGGAGATATAACTGTTAGAAGCATAGTATCTATGAAAAAAAATAAATTCAATGATTATGTTTATAATTTAGAAATAAATAAAAATCACACTTATATTGCAGAAGGAATTATTTGCCATAATTGTTTTGCAAGTCAAGTTGAAGACAGAAAAATAACTGCTAAATCCCATGAATATTTAATCGTAGGAAGAAAATAAAATATGAAAGGAGAAAACAATGACTGAAAAATATACTCATTTTAAGGGTAATGAATTAGTAAGTTATAATAGTCAAAATAATAATTCTGAATATTTAACTATAGGTAATGTAAATTTTACAGATTATAGTTTATATCCTTGGTATGAAAGAGAAGTGTGTTATTGGTATCCTTCATATACTATATATGAAAAAAATAAAACAGAACAAGCATTTAAGATTATAGGTAAACTAATAGAAAAAAAAGTTATTAATGATATAAATGTTAAAAAGTTTATTGAACTAGTAACTGAAATAGCTTCAATACTTTAAAGGAATACTATGGAAATAGATAAAGTAGTTTTTATTGACTTTGGTTTATTTATGTTTAGAGGTATTTTTAGTTATATAAAATCAAAAATGCTACCTACATATAATACAATGAATATGATTATGGGTTGTTTAAAAAAGGTAGGGATAACAGAAAATACTTTAGTTATTATAGCTGTCGATAGTAAGAAGGGTAGTTGGAGAAAAGCATTAGATTCTAATTATAAAGCAAATAGGAAAGAAGCTAGAGAAAAATATGATTTAGATTGGGTAGATTTATTTAAACAATACAATAGACTTATTGACAATATAGAACAATCAACTCCTTTTTATACTGTTGAAATAGAAAAATTAGAAGCAGATGATATTATAGCCTTCGGTTGTAAATATTTTAATGAACATCAATGTACTATTATTAGTAGTGACCAAGATTATGAACAACTTGTAGCATATGGAAATGTGAGATTATTTTCTCCAGTATCTAAACAATATAAGTTAGTTAAAAATCCATATAGTATATTAGCTAAAAAAATACAGAAGGAAGCTTCAGATAATTTAATAACACCTATTTTAAATGAGAAGGATTATGAAATAAGAAATGCAATTGTTAATTTAATAGAACTTCCTAATTGGGTTAATTCTTTAGTTGAAAATTATTTATCTATACTTCCTGAAAAAAATTACAATACTGATTTAATTTGTTTTAACAGTATAAGAGCAAAATTTAATAGCGTATATTCAACAAAATATATTGTTAATTTTGAAAAATCTATAAATAGAAATAAGAAAAAGAAAAAAGAAAAAAGTTTATTTAAATGAAAGGAGTAAATAAGTGAGAAGAAGAACTATTGATGGAGATGAAAGATTGGGTTTGGGTCCTGGAGGAGAATGTGTATGTCCTAATTGTGGTCAGACCGTTTCTCATACTACAGGTGTTCCTTGTTTTAATACTCTATGCCCTAAATGTAAAACAACACTAATAAGAAAATAAGAAAGGTAATAATATGAAAGTAATAGCCGTAAGTAAAAAAGAAGATATGTTTAAATTAGACGTAAGTGGAACAGCAACTTGGTATTTTTTAAGTGATGCAGTAAAAGAATTTGTTAAGAAAGCAGGAATAGGTCTTAATGATGATGTTAATATAGAAAGTAAACCAGATTCTACAGGTGGTAAAACAGATACAATTGTTAAGGTAACTAAAATAGGAGGTTCATCTGATAGTGCTAAAGGTTCTTTTGGTTCTTCATATCAAGCAGGAGGAGATTCACCTAAAACATATTCTAAAGATGAACAAATTAAGAAACTAAGCGTTGCAAGAGCAACAGCACAAGCCATAGTTGCTTTACAAGGTCAAGTAGATAGAGCTAATATTAAAGAAACAATGAATGAAATCTATGATTTCCTTTATGAGAAAGTAAGCTAAAATGTCATATAGAAATAAAATTCTCCCTCTGGTTAAGGATTATTTAAAAGAAACACTCAAAAATTATAAAACGGAGAATAAGGGCAAGATGTTTACTTGCCCTTCATGTAAGTTTAATACTCCTACATGTAATATTTTACCTTTTAGTGATTATGTTTTATTTTGTGTAAAAGAAGGCAAAAAAATAGGAAATATTTTTGATATAGTTAGATTACTAGAAGAAGATAAACAAGAATATGATGAAGAACAAATTATAGATTATTTAATTGAGAGATTTAAAATAAAAGATGTTGTTTCTAAAAGTAAAATAGTAAGAGCATTAGAATTTTATAAAAAGAATAATTTTGATTTAGTTCCTGTAGCAAAGAACCAAAAAATACCCATAGAGAAAGACTGGACTAACAAAACACACACCGAAATAAAAGAATGGAAACATTGGTTAAATTCTGACATCAATATGGGTATTAAAACAGGTATAAGGAGTAATATTACTGTTATAGATGTAGACCAAAAACCAATACCTGAATGTATAGATAAAGTAAAAGGAGATTGTATAATACAGGAAACAAATAAAGGATTTCATTTATTTTATAAATATGATGATTCTTTACCTAAAACAAGATTACCTGAATTAAAAACAGATATTGAAAACAACGGAGGTCAAGTAGTTACTTTTCCTTCTTCAATTGATGGAATAATAAGGTCTTTTAATGAAGAAGAATGTAAAAAAGAATTAATTGAAATGCCGTTAGAATTAAAAAATGTTTTAAAGAAAAAACTATCTGTTAAATCTATATCTACTTTTTCTGAAAAATTAAAAGAAGATATAAATAAAAGAAATTTTAATTTATCTTTAATAGGTGAAGGTGATAGACATAATGCTATAATGCATTTAGGTGGTATTTTTAGAAAAGAACTCAATATAACAGAAACATCTTTTGTATTAGATATAATAAATAAACATCTTTGTAATCCTAGAATGTCTATGTCTGATTTTAATGGAGTTATAAGAAGTTTAGATAAATATGTTGAGTTCGATGGAGCAGAATTGGCTTCAAAAATATTACAGTATTTAAAAATAGTAGAAGAAGCTACAGCTAGAGACGTTAAAGAAGCATTAGGATTTCAAAAAGCAAGAATAGATAAAGCATTAAAATATCTTGAACGTGAAGGTTATTTAATAAAGATACAAAGAATGTATCAAATAATTAAAAGAGCATCTTGGAAAGATACATTTCCTGCTTTTGATAGTGAAGTTTCTTTTAGAATGCCTTATTTCTATGATTTAGCACATTTCCAGTATTCAGATATGATTCTTCTAGGGTCTAAAGCTAAAATGGGGAAAACTACTATAGCCGTCAATATGTTGAAATCATTTATAAGGCAAGGACTTAAACCCTACTACATAAGCTTAGAAGCAGGAAGTAGGTTTATTAAAACTGCTATACATTTAGGACTTAAAGAAGGAGATTTCTTTTGGGATTTTCAATCAGACCCCACAAAGATAGAATTAGAAGAAAATGCTATTACTATTATAGATTGGCTTTTAATAAAAGATAAAAGTCAAACTGATGTAGTTATGAAACATTTTGTAGAACAACTGGTTAAAACAAATGGTTTTTTGATAATCTTTATGCAACTTAAAGAAAATGATTCTTGGTTTGCGCCTAATATGGTAACTCAATTTCCTGCATTTGCCTCAAGATATGTATATGATGAAGATGATACAGGAGTATATGGTAAGTGGATAGTTGATGCAGTTAGAGACCCTATTGCGAAGGCAAAAGGAGGCTCAATACCTTGCAAATACATATGGGAAGATAAGATATTACAGAGAATGGATGAAATAAAAGAATTTATGTAAAGAAGGAGTAAAATTTAGATTAAGCTTAAAGGAGACAATAGTAGATTATGAAAAAAGGATTAAAAATGAGCAATAAAACTAAAAAAGCATTATATGGTATTCATTATGGAGAAATGAAAATAATAGAATACAATCCTGATTTTAAGTGTTTAACTTGTGGATTACCAATAAAAAATGCATCTGAAAACGGAACAATGATATGTTTTTATTGTTCTAAAGGCGTTAATAAAGATTTAAGTAAATGGACTAGAGGAGAAAGAATACACTATACATATAGGTTTCTTTATAATTTTTTACAATATTTAGTAGAAGAAATAATATAGGAGAAAAAAATGTATAAGATATATTTAGCTGGATATATACAGGGTGACAAGATTAAAGAATGTTCTGAATGGAGAAAAAAGATAAGAGATGTCTACGATAATTGGGAAACCAACTATAAAAAATTAGGAAAAGATTATGCTGGAATGGATGATGTTAGAGTTGTAATAAAATATCCTATAGAATGGTTAGACCCACTAAACGGAAAGAACTTAGATAAAATTACAGGTGATGGATTAAAATCAGAAGCTTCTCCTCATTCAATTGTACATAGAGATTATGTTGCTGTTACTAATGCAAATTTAATTGTAGTTAATATGGACACCTTCGGTACTGAAAGAGGATTATGTGGAACACTATGTGAATTAGCTTGGGCTTGGGAACATCATATACCTATAATTATGATTACTGATGAAAAGAGATATGCCGAACATCCATTTTTATCTTATTTTGCTTCTGAAATTGTATCATCAGTAGATGAACTATTAGAGAAAAAACTTATAAATTATTTTTACAAAGGATTAGTCAATGCAGAATACTAATGATAAACCAAAATTATATCTTATGATAGGAAACATAGGTTCTGGTAAATCAACATTATGTAAATACTATAAGAAAAAAGGAGCAATAGTATTATCAAGAGATGCATTGAGATATGCTCTAGGAAGTGGAGATTATTTATTTGATTATAAATATGAACCTATAATTCAAAAAACAATTATGGTTTTCTTTACTTCATTACTTAAATTAAAATCAGATATTGTTATTGACGAAGTAAATGCTAAAAGGAAAAATAGAATTAAATATATTAAACTAGCAAAAGAAAAAGACTATGAAGTTATAGCGTTAGTAATGCCGTATCTTAATAAAGAAGATTCGATTGAAAGAAGACTATCAAATAATCACGGCAATATAAGCAAAGAAGTCTGGAATGAAGTTTGGGAGAAATTTAATGTTCAATATGACATACCCATATTACCAGAAGGATTTGATAAAATAATATTAATATAAAGAAGGATAAAATGCCATATATTAAACAAGAAAACAGAAATAAATATAATGCAATCTTGGCATTATTAAGAGGAACAAAAGACTTAATTGATAAGTCTGGAGAATTAAATTATTTAATTACAAGTATATGTAAGATATATTTAGAAAAACATTCTGAAAAATATAGTACTTATAATGATATTTTTGGAGCATTAGATTGTATAGGTAAAGAACTATACCGAATAAAAACTTCAGATTATGAAAATAAAAAGAAAGATGAAAACGGAGATGTATTTTAAAAATGAAACTAATAGTTCCCATATATTATACTATAGAGAAAAAAACAAAAGAAAATAAAACTATATTGGTCAATATGAATTGGTATAGAAATGCCCATTATATGCTGTCAAATAAAGTAAAACAACATTATCACGACCTTGTAAGAGAACAATATAATGGAGAAGAATTTACTTGCATTTCACCTAAATATATGGTATACTCAAAAAGAACTGGTACTGACGGTGCTAACATTAGAGCCATCATAGAGAAGTTTGTTTTAGACGGTTTGGTTAAAGTAGGAGCAATAACAGACGATACTATAAAATATGTAATAGGAGACAATAGTGAATACTTTATTGATAAAGAAAACCCACGTGCAGTCATTACGATTGAAGAAGTCAGTAGAAATAGAGAAAACAAATGAAAATTAAAAAACAAAAAAAGAAAACAAAAAAAGATAAAGATAAAATATCTGATGGACACTATAAAGATATATTAAATCTATTATCTTTAAAGGAGTAATTAAAATGGAAGATAATGATGCTGTTGTAATGGTGGTTTTAATTATAGCAATAACTTTAATAAGCATAATTTGTGGTCTTACCCATATGAGTTTTGAAATGAATAAATTTTATGTTGAAAAAGGATATACAAGAACCACAGTTGATGGATGGACAGATTGGGTTAAAAAATAATTGTAATAAGAAAGGAGTAGCAAAATGGATAAATTAACAATTAATGGAGGTTTAGCACTCCAAAAAGCATTAAGAGGTAGATTAAATGAATTAACTCATTTAAGAGATAGTGTAGCAGTAGAAGAAAGTACAAATTATTATTCTGATGTTAAAAGTGAAAAGATAGTAACTGTAAAGTATGAAGTAAAGTTTGTAGATAAAAAGATAGTTCAATTGCAAAATGTTTTATTTAAATTAGATAATGCTATTAAAACAGCTAACGCAAAAACAACACTAGATATAACAATAGATGTTGACAATTGTCTTGCTCCTTTAGAGTAAGATAATTATTAGCAGTTGGAAGATTAAATAAAAAAACTATGCTTGGTCTCACAGACCTAATTGGATAGTCTATTATGAGATTTAAAACTCAAACTGTATAATAATTATTATTGATTGTAAATAATCTCATTAGACACCCAATTGTAATTAATTGTAATTAGTTATTATATAATTTATTTAATCTTCCTCTATTGTTTAAAGAAAATATATTAAGGGAGGCAGACAGAAAGAAAGGCAGACAAACAGAAAGGTAGAAAGATGATATTGAAATTAAGAGATTTTAGTATGGGTAAAAGATTTGCATGGACAATAGTGTCTGATGTTACGTCGGTTAGATATTCCGAAATAACAATGGAGCAGGTAAAAGAAGATAAGCTGATACTTAATAATTATATTGAATGTGTTGATAAAGAAGGAAAACCAGATAAAAATATGGTTTTTAGGTATATACAGGCTTGGCATACAAGGGCTAATGATGACCCGATAAATATAGTTACAAATATGGTAGCTTATTTATTAAATGATGAAGGTAAAACAATAGAAACCATATAAGACAGATGCCTCCCTTAAAAAGAAAGAAAAAATATGGTACAGATGAAAAAAACATATAACAGAAAAGAACGTAGGAATATGTTGGCTAAGTTTAAAAAATTAAGCCATAAAGTAAGTTCTAAACA